CGTGAATGGCTTCGCTTGTTCGGGAATAGCCGACTTCTCCATATACTCCCCGGCGAGGAGCTTTTTCTGCAAATCCTTTTCCGCTCGCTTCCGCTGGCCTTCCGTTTCGAAATGATACCGCGAAACTACATTGCCAAAGGAATCCTTAACCACGAGCGTTAAGTCTCCGAAGCGAAGCGCGGGCGCATATGGCGTGTCCCGCATCCGCTTCAGCTGCTCGGAAATCTCCATCAACCTCTTCGCTTGTGCGGCAGGGTCCGCAATCTTCATGGCTTCCGCGCGCATCATTCCTTCGTACTTCGCAAGCATCCCATCGAAGCTATTTACCACCGAGTCGAAAACCTTGCGGCCTTGCTCCGAGAGGCCAATTTTCTTCTGCATCGCATCAAGCTCCGGCTGCGTCGGCCTCCGCACAACGCCATCCGCCGCTTCCTGGGGCGAGAGGAAATCATAGTTCATGTAGGCGTCGAGCATTTTGCCGACATTATCCGCGTGCTTGCGACCAAGGTTCCTCCAGGCGCGCAATACGTCAACCGCGCCCGTCATCATCTGCGCCCGCTCAAGCTGCTTCTGCTGCCAGTATTCCACATAGCGCTGGAGGGGCTGAATATGGAGGTTCCTCGCCGCCACCTGCGCGACGGAAAGCATCCACTTATAAAAGCCGTTGAAGCGATCAGCGGCGGTTGCCATCGACCTCGCCTCCGGCGTTTCCCCGATGGCAGCAATTAGCTTCCGGCCTGGAATGCTCGTCGGGTCGAATTCCGTTTGCGGATAATCCGCGATCCCGACGGAGTGCATGGCGCGCGTGTTCGCATCCGCGAGCTTGACCTTATTCAATTCGTTCGCCATTGCGATGGTGGGCATTTCCGTCAAGCGCGAATCGAGCCACCCTTTGATCCACTCGTCCGGCGTTGCCACAACCTTGAACTTATCCACAAACGCTTTATAAATTTCGCGGAGCGAATTTCCAATCCGAGCGAAAAAGCGATCAACAGCATTGAGCACGGGCGCTGAGGTGGTAAAGTGGCGGGCAACCTGTTCCGCGAACCATTCCTCCATACCGAGCCAATATTGCCTCTCGCGAGGCGAAAGTTGTGCGAAGGGCGTTTCACCCTGCGCCGGTTCGCCCGGAGGACTTCGCCCTTCGCCGGGCGCCTTCCGGTATCCATCCGGCGTCCTCATGTCGTTCCAATTCACGAGGAAATTATCGCGTGTCCAGAATAGCTTCCCAAGTGTATCAATCCCCTTCGCCTTACGGTCAGCGAGGTATCGCTGATAAGCTTGGTCGATTTGCGCTTTCAGCAGCGGAGAGGCTCTATCATAGAATTCGCCTTGAACAACATGCCCTAGCTCGTGCGTGAGTGAAGCCCACGCCGTTTCGATTGTGTCGTGCATCCCGGTCGCGAATTCAATAACATAATGATCCGCCTCCATTCCTCGCAAAAAGCCTCCGCCAATATACTTTCCATCCTTATCGACGCCCCATACGCGCGCCATCGTGCCATCCTTCCATGGCACGCCGGGATAGAACAATACCTCCAGCTTTTTCTTAATGCCGAGCTTCCTCGCGAGGCGCCAAATCATTTCCCCGCCTTCGCGCAAGGCCACCCTCGCATCTGGCAAATTGCCTAATTGCCACGGCCCCTTCACCTCGCCAACCGGCGGGACGAACGTGGCCTTCTCGCCGCTTCCCATCGGGCGCAAGCGAGCTTCCTGTGCTGCTCCGTCGAGCCCGCCGATGCCCTTGCCAAGAACGGCTTCCCGCGTTCGCTGCGTCATTTCGAAATAGGGCGCTTCTCGGCCCTTCCGAACTGCGCGAGCTTCTGCGGCCTCGCCCGGAACGTCAATGTATCCGTGTCCCGTTCGGGCCTCCGGGAGCTTTCCGGCAATCTTCGCGGCAATCCGGGGAAGCTCCTTATTGTAGAAGGTCCGAATCCTCGCTGCCGTGGCGCGATCAGCGCCCGCAGCCCGTGCTTGCGCCGCCGCGACATCGCCCGGCGTCCACGAAACCCGATCCTTTCCTTCGAGGGCCGCTTGCTGAATCAAGCGGCGAAGCATTAGCTCCGCGGTCGAAGTCCGGGTCGGCTTTGCTTCTGCCAGCGGATGCTCTGCCATTCCTTCCACGTGCAGAGCATTTTTGCCATCGGTCATAAAGCGATCCTTCGTGTTCGCTTCCACGAGGGATTCAGGATCGCGCATTCCGCTCGCGAGGGCCGTGCGCCTCGAAAGATTTTCGTCGTGGAACGCCTTTTCCTCTGGTGTGAGCGTTTCGCCCCGAACGACCTTCTCTGCAATACGATCCAGCTCTCCAAGCTTCGCCTGATCGAGCGCCCGTTCGGAAGCCGTTTTCGGCTCCGGAGGCATATCCAACGAATGAACGCGGGGATTCTGCCCGCCGGGCTGTCCGGTATCTGGCCCATCCTCGCTTCGAAGCCGGAGCGAATTTGCCTCAACCTGCGCCAATACCGCATCCTTCGAAACTCGTCCGGTCTGCTGCGAGAGCCATTCCGGAATACCCAATTCCGTCAGCCTTGTCGCATCGGCTCCCTTCCGCAAAGCGGCGAGCATTTCCTCCGGAGTGCCCCCGCTCGGAAGCGAAGCGCCCGCCGTTTCGCGAACGGCATCGTATTGCGCCCTGCTATCGAGCGGCGCTGGCGAATCGACCCCCGCGACTTGCGTGGGGTGCGCCTCGTGCTTGCCAGTAATCGGCTTGAATTGCACTGCCTCCGGCGGCACGTTCGGCTCCCACACTCCAACCGGAAGCGTGGATGGTGGAAAAGTACCGGGAGGAGCCGGGGGAGGCGGCTCTCCTGGAGGAGCAGGAGGGCTTACTCCTGGAGGCTGTGCTTCTCCCGGTCCTCCCGGCGGCGGCGGGGGCGAAGGTGGCTCTGCGCCAGGAGGCGGAGGCTCTGTGCCGGGAAGGGCTTCCGCTCTCGTCCGCGTCCGCGCCGTCAGTGCGTGTTGGCCAGCTCCGAGGATTCCACCTACGAGTCCCCCGCTCGCAAAGCTTTCCCCTAAGCGCCCTGGAAGCTCCGCGTAGTCCAGCGGGCGATCTAGCGTTCCGGCAACCGCCGCCTCCGTGATGGCTTCCTGCGTAGCACTGAGCGCCCCGCCAAGAAGAACATTCTCCCCCACCGTTTTACCCGCGCTGAGAGCGGAATTTGCAGAAACTTTTGCGGCGATGCGCTCTGCGATTGAGGTGGCAGCTTCGGAGCCGAAGCGCGCGGTGAGCTGTCCACCAAGGATTCCGGCGAACTTAAGTGGGTAGACGGTATTAAGGGCAGCCACAGCTGCTCCTCCGGCGACCGTGCTTCCTGTTGCAGTGGCATTTGGATCAGACTCCTTTAAGGCACTCTCCACTCCGCCAAATCCGAGTATCGCAGCCGGAATCGCCACGCCCGCCGCCGTGCCGACCGTGCCAAGCGCAGCGCCTCCGACGATGGGAGCCGCAATCGCCGCCGTCAACGTGGGTGCCATTTCGAGCGTTTGATCCTTCGCCCACCGAGCATAATCGGAAAAGCTCTGTGCTTGCGAAAGGGTCATCGCCGCCGGATACGCCGCTTCGTCCTCTTTCGCCTGTTGCCGAACGCTGGTTCCCCACTGCGAAAGGCTCGGATAACCGCCGATTTCGCCCGCCATTTCTGCCGCACCGCCCACCATTCCTTTGCCGGAATAGTATCCGCGGGCGAGGCTTTCGAATGACGTTGGAGCACGGTCAGGGGCCGTCGGCGTCGGCGCTGTCGTGTCCGGGGGAGTCTCGGGCGCAAGAGCAAGACGAGGATCTTGCGGAGTATTTAGCTGTTGCAAGAGCGCCGGATCACTCACTTGCGTCGCGCCCGCTGGAATTGGCTGTTGTGCTCCCGCCATCCAACCCGACGTATCTGAAGGATAGGCCGCTACAGTCGGAAGCGCGCCAGTATATCGAGAGCCTGGAACTGCGCCCGTGCCTTCCACCTTCCGCGCCCAAATGCCATTCACGAATTGATTCGACGAAAGATTATCCAATGCGCCCGAGGCTACGTCCTTCGCGAAGCCGCTCGCCCCCGGCGTGAGGCCATATTGCGGCTTGAGGTCGTCCGGCACATTCCCCCAAATTGCCCTTTTCGCCCAATTCGCCCCCCGCCGCTGGCCCTCGCCCGTGCTATACATATTCTCCCAAGCGGGGGCATCGGGATTACTGAGATGCGCAAGTACGCCAGCTGGACCTTGCTGATGCGCCATATAAACTTCCGTCGGGGTCGGCTGTCGGCCTAACTGCCTCGCCAGCGCATTTGCGCGATCTTCCAAGAGCCGGGTGCCTTCCGCAAGCCCGCTCCCGCCATAACGCGCAATTTCGTCCGGCCCCATTTGGAGCACGCCACGATAGCTCCCCGTGACGGCATTTGGGTTGCCGCCGCTTTCGATCTGCACGAAGCGCGGAATAAACGAATGCCAATCCTTCGGCGTGCTGGGCGCTCCACTCGGCGCTGCGCCGACAGGCGCGGGAGCGGGGGCCTCGGTCCCTTCGCCCGCGTTTAGCTTTGCGAGTAAGTCGGGATCATCAATCGGCTTTAAGCGTTCGTCAACGGGGGGCTTTTCTGGCGGAGGCGCGGGCGCGAGCGGGGGCGCAGGAGCGCTTTCATCGCTGCTTGCGTTTAGCTGATTGAGAACTTCGGGATCGGTTACAAGACTCATTTGTCATACCACTGACCATTGCGTTGATAATACGTCTTGCCGTTAATGACGCGAGTGGCCGTTGGTGCGCCGGTCGCTGCGCCCGCCGACGAGGGGCCAAGGCCCTGCGCCGCTGCGCCCAACTTCCCCTTATAGAACTTGCCATAAGTTTCCATATACGTTTCGGGTGTGAGCGTCTTGTCGAGCAATTTCGCATCAACATACCCCTTCATGAGGGCATCCGCCTGTGCGCCCGCGCCGACCTGCCTCCGCAGTTCGAGCAATTCGCCTTGCATCCCGAGGTTCTGCGCCGCGCTTGCCGCTTTCGCCTCTGCGAGGTTCGCACTTTGCTCTTTTAAATTCGTCTCCGAAGCGAGCTTATCCTGCGCCATTTGCTCAGCGCGAACCCGCCCCGCTGCTTCCCCAGCTTGCCCAATCGAAGAAGCGAAATGGCCAAGCTGCGACTGCCCAACGCCGACAGGCTGAAGCATAGAGATTCCGAATTGCATCAAACTCGCCCGATTTTCGGGATCGCCCATCCAATTCCTCCAAGCGCCCGTAAAATCGTTCGACGAAGATTGCTGCGGCTGCGGAGTACCGCCACTCGGCGGCACCTCTCCCGGAGGCGTGGGCGGGGGTTGTGCGTTTGGATCGTTCGGATCGGGGGCAGCCATTGAAGCCTCCTATTCCTCGTCTCGCTTAGTGAACTGACATGCGTCTTTGCATTGCAGAAGATCACACACGACAGCGAAGCCAGCGGAGATGCAATGTTTCTTTTCCCGCTCCGGCTTGACAGGAACGCCATCGGCAAAAGCCGCAGCCTCACGTAAGAATGATTCTCGGCTCATGTTCGGCTCCTTTATTTACAATCCAAGCGCCAAAACAGACACGATCCGCTTTGAAAGTCTCGACCGAAGTCGCCACGAATCGACATCATATTGACGACTAACCCAACCGTAAAACAAATCATTAGAATCACGCCAGTTCGCCTATCAAGACTTTTCACAATGGCTCCTAATATATTCCGCGCCCGCCCGCATAAAGCGCATTGCCAAGGCGCAAGGGCGCCTGAGCTTGCGGCTGTAAACCTCCGAGCGCGGCGATGAGGCCCTGCACCGTACCTCCAGGCATTGCGCCCGGATGAGGAAGTCCAGGAGTAGAAAGCCTTTGCGCTTCTGGCGCAGGAGTGCCTTGACGCCCGCGAGCGTACCGCCAAGCGACTTCAACACTGCGGCAAGCTTTGCCGGATCAACCTTCGCCGTCGGTGCCGCCGCTGCCGGTGGCGTATTCGTAAGGGGCGCTTGAATGTCCGGCACCGAACGGCGCTGATTTACTCCCGCCGGAACAAAATCGGCTCCCGGAGTTCCGCCGGGAGGCGCTGCTTGTGGCTCCACATTCGCATCAGCCGTCATCGGATTACGGCTCGGAAGACCGGGAAGATTAAGGTATGGAGCATCTGGTTGCGGAGCACCTGCCGATAAATCCGGCCTCTGCGGAGCCAGCAAAGGCGACGGCGCAGTGGGCGAAATAGATTTCGGAACTGCCTTCATTGCGGGATTCGGCGGTATCCAACCGCCTCTCGGCATGGGCGGCTGCGCCGAGGCGCCCGTCACATCGCCCGTCGGAATGCCACTCGGCGCTGGCTGAGAGCCCGCGGCGCTTGCGAGGTTGCTCGCAAAGCTCGGCATTTTCGACTGAACCCAATCCGTGATGGATTGCCCCTTTGCCGGAGGAGGCCCGCCTTGCGCCAATGCCGGAATCGCTTGCGTGGGGTCGGTTGCCAACTGGCCTCCGAGCGCAAAGGGATCAACGCCCGGCTTCGGGCCGAACATGGAAGTGAGGCTTGTGAGGAAATCGGGGTCCATTAGAGTGCTCCATAATCCACGAAGTCAATGCCATTTATGCGAACGCGCGCATAGGCGGGAACCTCATCAGCCATGACGCCGACGCGGGGAAGCGGAAGCGTATCTCCGATGTATTCGAAAATGTAGAGCGGAATACCGCGAAGCGTTGCTTCCAGCTTTGCGATGATCCGCTTCGTGCGTCGATCCGACATTGCCATCAATGGCAATAGCGAACTCAACGCACTTGCGCCCGCCGCTCCAAAACCGAGGGCCTGCGATAATCCGCTCGGCGCTTGCGGACCCGAGCCGGTGGTCGTAGTGCCTGCTCCCGGAAGTGCCCCGGCAATGCCTGCGAGCTGCTGTCCTAGCATGAGGGGCCACATATTCGAGGTTTGTTGTCGCTGTTGCTGTTCGGTGAGTTGCTGCTGCGTCAAAGCTTGTCGCACATCACCCACGCCGCTCGTCGTGACGCCCGGAATGGCGAGGCCCTGCGCCACACTCGGCGCGAGGCCAATATTCTGCGTCATAGCCGTGAGGCCGCTTTGGTATGCGGGATTAACCACTTTCGAGGTCGCATCCGAAAGGGCATTTCCGAGCGACTGTGCCGCAATGCCTTCCGCAATGCCCTGCCGGGAGCCGCCGAATTGATCCGCAGCGACGGCGCCGGAGCGAATGTTTGGCAAAACGCTCTGCGTGAAGTTCTGCGTAATGGGCCTCGTGGCGGCCTCAATCGCCCCTTGAAGGCCCGGATTCCGGTTCGGATCAAGCACAGCGCCCGAGGTCATGAATTGATTGCCCTGCGCGGCGCTTCCGGTAACGCCAGCCTGTCCCGGCGCTGCGCCGAGAACTTGCTCCTGTCCCGCCATCTGTGTCGGATTGAAGCCCGCCACACCTGAAGTGGATGGTATAATGTTCGCCGCGGTCGGATTTGCTTCCGCGAAGCCCGTGAGGCTTGGCATTGCGAGGCCAAGGATTTGCCTCTGCTCCGGCGACATATTGTATTGTGTGGTTTGCGTAACTGGCGCTGGCGAGCTGCTGCCCATGACTAATTACTCCTAACGCGGTGAATCGGGCGCGAAAGCGCAAGGCTTTCGAAGTTCGCCCCGAGGCCTTTTAGCTTCCGCTCCCATCCCTTTCGTCCATTAACGTAGAGGCGATAGCACCCATGATACTCCCCGAAGGTGTCAAGCGCGAGCGAAATACACTTGAGCGCCCCTTCAGGAAGTTCGCCTTTCAGCCAGAAAACATTCAACACTTTTCCTAATTCGGATACGAGGATTTGTGTAAGGAATACCGCAGCCACTCCTTCGTCCTTTTCGCAAACTACCCACGCTTGCAGTGTCGTGTCGCGGATGCGAGCAAGAATTCCCTCTTTCGTGAACCACTTGTCCCAAAGCTCAGGCTCTTCGATCAAAGCCTGTTCGATTTTATCCCAATGCTCTTCGCATTGTGCGTTATCGAGCAAATAGACCTCCGAGTTGCCAACTGCCGTCATAGCCGTGCCCAGACGCCATTTTGGAAAAGATAAAGCCCCGCTCCTGCGCCCGGATTCCAATGCACCCCGTCCGCGACCACAACCATTCCAGCGCGGGGACGCTTCGGGGCAACGCTGAGAACCGTGAATTGCACTTGCTCACTTTCTTGCTCTGAACGCGAAATAGTCTGAAGCTCCTCGCCAAGCCACTGCGCGAGATCGGCGGCGTCGCCTTTCAACTGCGGAACGGGACGCGGATTATAAGCCATTACATTCCGTCTCCGATTTGCTCTCCGTCGAGCTTATAGCTCAAAACCTTAAAGGGCACCGTGGCGGCAAACTCTACACTGACCGCCCGCCCGGAACCGAAGAAATCAAGATACTGCTGCTGCGTGGACGTGAAGTTTTGCGGCGCAGACCACGAAGTCAGGCCACCCATTTGCTCCGAGAAACCAATCCGCACCGCAATTGGGCCGCCCGTTGCTCGAATCCACAGCCGCTTTAGCATTTTCCTCTTTTCGAAATCCACAATCCAATCACCATTCCGCTTTCGGCCTAAAAGGCCAAGACTTTCTCGTTGAATCTTTCCCATAAAGGGCACCCCATCGAAGGTGGTAGTTGTCGGATCGTCGAAGGCAAAGAACTTTTGCTGATCCGTTCCGCAAAGAATAACGCGCCGACGGGAAATCTGTGACCACGACCCATCGAAATCCGCCCATGTTGTCGTACCGCCGTCCCACGTTTCCGCCGAGGCTGTTTCGATCTGGCCATACGCCGCATTGCGGTAGTTGACGTCCACCTCCGTGAATACCCCCATTTGGCCATTCGAATAATTCCACATCAGCCCACGATTCGGCTGAATGAAACCCGGCTCCGGATAGCAGAACACCATTTCATTGCGATACGGATTAGAGAATAAGAACGAATTACGGAAGTTCTGTGAGTCGATGTTATTCGCCAAATACCGCTTGAAGCGATTAGTGAGAATGGACGAAACCGTATTCCCGTCGTGCATTATGATGTCGTCCTGCGTCGCGACCACATGCTTCGAGCCATCACTCGTGATGGCAACGCACCGCGGCGCGAGGATACCTGAACTTTCCTGGAAGGTAGCGAAATTAAATATAAATTGACCTCCAACCTGCGTCATTCTCCAAGTAGAGTTTTCCTTATAAATATAGAAATTGCCACGGAGCGAGAGGCCTTCCATAATGATGCCCGCACCGACATCCGGGAGCGCTGTGCGGCCAGCATCCTTCGTGGGGTCCGTATAGTCCCAAGAAATCGGCACCGTTCCGGGGTCCGCCGGATGCGACCAAATAAGAGTATGTGGATATGTCACCCCTGATTCGAGGGTATTCAGCGCAATGAGATAAGGTCCAAAGCTCCGTACTACCGCCGCCCGAAGCGTCGAGGGCCAGTTCGGTAAATCAGCAAGCTTCGTTCCTACGCTGAGTGTGGGCCAATGCTGCGGAATATCTGCCCCATTATTCAATATAGGAATCCCACCAAGGATTGATCCATTCCACTGCTTCGTGTCGGTTGCCGTATAGGCAGCGGAAGCGCGGGTGATATTCGTATGCGTCGAGCCATCCCACACATATCCGCTATTAAGCGAAACGTAGAGCCAAAACACCTCCGTAGCGGACTGCACTGGCATGGCGAAATGCGGAGCGACAGGGGGACTACCAAACACAGCGAGCTGACCGCCAATGCGTTCGAGGCCGTCCGGCACGGGGCGCATGTTCATGCCATACGTCAACGCCTCCGGCGGAAGATAATTACCCTCCACGTCGCGGATGACGCCAATCGTGTGTAAGTCGGCAATTTCGATTTCAGCCATTTTCGCGCCCCGGAAGGAAGAGCATTGACTTCATCTCTGGCGCCTTCGGCTGTCGGCAATCGCGAATATCCTTAACCAGCGAGCTTATTAGCTCAATCTGCGCCTTATTACGTTCTGAGGCATTTGACGCCACTTGTCCAAGAAGGTATGCAGCAAAAACGAGGAAGCCGACATTGACAAGAAGAAGGGCAATCGCAAGCGGTGCAGATTTCATCGCTTCGATCATACTTCCTACTGCCTTACCGGCTTCCTCGATTGGCATTAACCCATCCTCTTATTCGAGGGCGGGGTTGCCGCGGGCGCTGCGGGCTTCGCCGCGGCCTTCCTCGTTCCACCCGAAGGCGTGGGGTGTTCGCCCACCGGAACCGCAACCACAACCCACCCCAATCGAGGCGTCCAAGCGGTCATCACCTTCCACTGCGGCCCTGCCGGTGGGGTTACGATTGGATGTGTCGGAGTTCCCGGAGTTCCCGATGCTGGAGGTAATCCTTGGTCTGGATGCTCAATCGGAATGCTGTAATCGGGATCGACCGGCGGGAGAGGAACCGTCGGATCGGGCGGGAGCACGATTGGATGCGCTGGCCCAAGCCCGAGGTCGATGCCATAGCCGGGATCGACCGGCTTCTCGCCATATGGCGGCGGCCCCTGGTCGATATATTCATTGCTCACTCCAACAGTTATGACCGTTTCTCCTACCTTCACAGGTACAATTTTCGGTGCCGTCATTTCACTTCTCCTTCGTTATGCCCGAATGGGCGGCTGCGCTACACCCATGTGCTCGCAGGTACAAATCCCTTATTTTCGCAAGGGAATTCCACTTCCACTTCGTCGTCCGTTTCAATCCCGAGATTAGCCATTAAGCCTTGGCTAATGTCCGCAATACGGCCAGTGTCCTCGTGCGGTCCCCAATCCGCCGGAAACGCTCGCATGGTGATGCCAGTCCGCGAAGCGTGCACAAGCGCAACATTATTAAGCAGCACTTCGCGCGGCGTTATGTCGTAGTCCCATCGGCAAGCAATGAACGACACATACGGATTAAGTCTTCTCGCCAAGCCGCTCGTACCGTAGGGCTGGAAGGGCAAGAAAAGGTGGGGCGCTTCACTGACTTCATAGATAAAGGCAAGAGGCTCGTCGGGGTCGACGCCATCATCCAGCGGGCCGCCAAACCAAGAGCACTTTCCGACAAGCCGCATTGCGCCCTCACATTTTGCTCGGCTGCGGCGGCGGTCCCCGCTCTTTATCGGCTTCCCGCAAATTCTTCGCCATCTCGTCCGAAACCTGCGAGTATTCGTCGTTGAAGTTTTCCTGCAACTCTTCTGCATCCGTTCCCGAAGGCTCGGAAGCTTCTTCCATATCCGCTTTCTGTTTTGCCATTCGCGTTACTCCACTACGAGGATTTTGTTCAGAACCATAACCGGCGGCATATTGCTGTGCGAGGAATCGCCTCCCTGACTCGCATTGGCAAGCGTTATTCCGGTAGTATTTGGATTAATGCCAACAATGAGTTGCTGCATTCCGTTGGCGCCGCCACCAGTTTGCACGTTGAACCCAATAAAAGTTCCTAAACTTGGCTGTGTCAGAGTATGCGCGTGGCCGGGATCACTCAAAGCATTCGGATGAACGTGCGCGGGCATTTGCGAAGCCGCAAGCGCAACGCTTTGCACTCCGCCAATCGCACCAACCGTCGTGCTGTCGATTCCCGACTCTCCCGGCGTTATTAAGCTCGCCGCCGACTCCCGCATCACAACCATTCGGCCTTGAATGTTCTGCGTAACGCCTCCAGGTTTGGCAGCAAGGAAATCTGGATAGTTCGCGCCTAGCGTTTGGCCATTTGGTAATTCGAATCCTATTGGAACTGTCGTTCCATCAAAATCTAAAAGGGTTCCAACAGGAACATCAATTGCCCTCTCTGCCGTCCAATTACTACCATTCCAAAGCACCTGACAAGCAACATTCGGAATACAGCGCCGCGTCGCCCCCAACGCAAATTGGCCCGAAACAATCACTCCCGAAGGAGGCGTGATTAGAATCGGGTTTGTGTCTAAACCAAATTTCATAATCCAACACGACCAACCCGAGTCGCTTGTTACTAATGCAGGAAGAATCGCTTGCGATCCGCCCGCGCCTGAATTGCACATAAACACGCAATTCATTTCTGTCGGCAATATGGAGAAGGATCCAATTTTTTGCACAACAGTAGGAAAGTTCATAGGTCGAGTAGCGTTTGGAAATGTATTCTTCAAAACCGTCTTAATCAACCGCAAATGGTCATCGCCCTGTTGCTTCGAATCCGTGGTCGGAGGATTCGTGGCGACCAAATCGCTAATAAAGGTTCCAGATTCGAGGCCCACAACGCGCACTCCCAATTAAAGCGGCCCATGGCCAATGTGGCCACTGGCCGGTTAATTCCGACTTCCCATATAGTTCGCGTTATTCTCTTCCTCACGCAATACACCATCCGCGAACGCACTTGCCCACGCCGTCGCATACATCGCATCGAAAGCGGCCTTCCCGCGATCATGCGCAATTATCTCAGCAATGAGGCCCCCCGCCTTTCCGATTAAAACGTCGGGCGCATTGACGAGCCAAGCATTGGTTTCCGTATTCGAACCCAAATCGCCCGCTGTTTGATAATAGCTATACGTTAGATTATAAGTTATGTCTCGATCTGGAAAAAATCGAAATCCCGCCCTCATTATCGCATATGAGCGCGGGCGGCCTTTTTCCTTTTCGATGGAAATGAAAGCCTGATTGCCTTCGCGCGGATTGACCTTATCAAGATATACCATATGCCGCACATCGCTCGCATCGTTCGGCAAGGTGTAGTGGAAGGTTTCGTCCTGAACCTCCCGCAAGAATCCCACCGGCAATGGTACATCTGCGCTCCCCGGCGGGAGCACGAGCGTTTGATCCTCCAGCTTGAGGAAAAATGGTAGCGAGCGGCCTTGTTCCAAAAGCCGCTGCGCTTGCTGCAATCGCGAAATGATCGCCGTGTCAAGCTCGGTACCAGTGCGGTTTCCGAGACCGAACTTAATCATCGACACGGCGTCATCGCGAGTCATGACCGACTCCTCACAGCACTAAGCTATCAGGCTCCGGCCAGCGAAACCCACACCACCGAGGAAGGCGGGGTGGAAGGCGTAGCGCCCGGAACCAACGAAGCGCAGACAATGAGGGCCGATTTGCCCTGCGCGATTGCGAGCGCGGTGGGCAGCGCCACCCCGTTCGCGTCCTGGACCGTAATCGCGAATGCGCCCGCGGACGTATTCACGAGATAGATAAAGTCGCCCTTTTGAGGGAAGTTGGGCAACTTCACCGTCCGCGCCACACCGCCGGTGTCGAGAGCGAGAACCTGCGGCGGATTATTTTGAATGGCGAGCGTACCCGCCAGCACAAGCGACGCAACGCCCATGCGATTGCCGGAGCGAATGAGGCAATCATATAGTTCTGCACCTTCTACGTTCATTCTTGCCATGGTCTTGACCTTTCCTCGTTTGGTTCGTCAAGGGGAACCGGCACTTTGCCGGTTCCCAAGAATCTTCGTTTACGCGTCCGCGGCTTACGTCGCGGAAATGTTACCGAGATAGCCGCAGGAGAGTCCGCCGCCATCGACCATCACAGAGCAATCGCTCTGGATGTAACCGCGCCGCACGTCTTCGTCCTTGTGCTGCACGTCGTCGAAGACCTTGCCGTCGGGCCTCCCCTTCATGGTGACGTACTTCACCGCCGAGAAGTCCACGATGAACATGGACTTATTGAAGCGGCCATGCCGAGAGAGGAGAGGATGGGACTTAACAAGCAAGCGCCCCATCGGCGTGACCCACTCCTGGAAGGCCATGCCGAACACCTTGATGATGTTCCCGAGGTCGATGCGGATGCCGGTCGTCGCCTGGATCACTTTGCCCATTTCGATTCGAGCAACGTTCCCCATGAAGCCGACCCGCGTATCGCCGCCGCCGAGGTCGAAATCGAACACGGGCGCAACGGCGTCCATGAAGGTTGCAGCCGTTACTGGCGGAGTGAAAACGGTCGTCCGCGAGGAAGGAATCTGCTCCCGGAGGCCAGAGAGGAACCGCATCGGCTTCCCGTTGTCGCCGATCTGCTCGCTCTTGCGACCGAACATGAACGACCACTCTATATCCGAGCTATGCTTGAACAATTTCCGTTTCTTGTCATTGCTCCAAGCTGCGCCGGTACGAGCCGTCGTGAAGTCCGCCGTGCCGGTAATCTCATACGAGTCCTTGAAGATTTGAATATAATTCAAGAACTTGACGGGATTTTTCGACACCGCTCGCGGGGCGCTCGTGCCTTCGGCATACGAGGAGCCGATCATCGTGAGGTTCGCCGCGTTCGCAATCGAGGCGGGCGTAGTGCCAGCCGCTCCGCGAGTTGCGGTAAACTGCACATCGGAAAGCACAGTTTCCACCTGAATGATCTCGTTGTCGAAAGTGGCCTGATCCACCTTCTCCACCAAGAGCAAATCGCCCGGCTTCAAGTGCGTCGCCGTGCCATACGGTACGTCCATCGTGGTTGCGGTAGGATCGTTCGACCCGACCGTGACGGTCGTGTCCGTCGCTGCCAGTGCGCCGTTGACCGAAAGGCGAATGAGCGTATTGGATTCTGCCCACCACGCATATTCGGGATCGGATACGGTGCGCTTTCCTGCCTTGGAAGTCAAGGCAAAAATCGGCGCATCACCATTTGGCGAATAGAAAAGGATGCTCTCGCGGAAATCTTTGGGGCGCTCATCGGTGCCCCAATCGCCCGTTCCGCGAAGCCCTGCGATACCACTCATGACAGAACCTCAAAGGTCGCGCAAACGGCCAATGGCCGCTGTCAAGCGTCCCAATCTTTTCCGAGGCCTGAGAAGGGAGTATCCGTTTCGGGGATAATCCTCACAGAGGAGCCTGGAGCGGCTGGAACGAAAGGCGCTGGTTGCGATTGACGAAGAGCCGCATTTCCATTCATGCCTTGCGCCGGAGCCTGAAGCTGATGCTTTGCCATGACGGCTGCGCCGATCATCGCGAACAAATCCTCTTGCGAAATCTGAGGATTCGTTCCGCGAAGCATCTGCGCAAATTGCACAACGTCGCCGTGATGCTTTGTGCGATCCAGAGCCTTGAAGCGGCCATAGAAGGCATTCTCCACGTCGTCGTTCTGCTTCTGCACCTTAATCATATTCATGACGACTTGCGGAACCATGTTCTGAATGTGCAGGAGCGTGCTTTGCATCGCCTCATAGTAGACTCTAGCCATGACATGCGGAATTGCCGCTACCGCATCGGTGTCTAGCGCGCTGACTTCCTCTGGAGACAACTTGAAACGCTCAGCCGCCAGAGCATCCATAACCGCGCCGCGGTGTTGCTCGAGCTGCCGAACCAGTCCTTGTGGGGAGGAATCCACCTCCGCCTGTCCCGGAGTGGGAGTTGCGGGCGCAGCTTGTGGCTGTGCCTTTGCGGGCTCCTGAGCAGGCTTTGCCTGTGGAGACGGCTGTTGCGTTGGGGCGCCTGGGACGGCAGGGGGAACTACCTCACTAGGAACTTCCGCAACAGCCGCCTCCGAAGGCGGCACCACAGAATCAGCCTGAACCTCAACTGCGTCGAGGTCGTCAGCCGATCCCAGATTTTCAAAACTTGTCGGCACCACGCTCGGTGCGGCATCCGGCGCGCCACTCGCGGGCGCATCAACGGAGGGAACAGTAGGGGGAGCAGCGGCTCCATCGGTGAGAGACATTACGCCACATCCTTCGAACGATCCGCAATATCCTTAGCAGATTCGATGGTAGCGGTAGGAATGTGCAACGCGGCCCTCAGCCCAATAACCGCCCCCTTAGCAGACTCAACCGCCGCCGCCTTCGACGCGAGGTCGCTTTCCGGCGGAACGAAATGCGGCGGGAGCGAATGCAAGGGGCAATGGATTACTTCCTCTCGCGCAGCGATCTGCGCTTCCAAAATCTTACAGTATTCCTTCCATCCGTCAGTCGCAACCATATCGCGAAAAACGCGGGCCTGTTTCAGAATTTGAATCTCCTCAACGGACGGCATTATGCTAACCTCCCATGGGCATTTGCGGAATCTGCGGCGGCTGCGGCGGACCTCCCGAGGTTCCAGTTGGAACACCCGCTGGAAGCGAAGCGCCGGGCGCTCGGCCTCCAATCGGAACGATATTGCCTTGATCCGCTTGCTGCGCGAGAGCTTGCGGAGAGCCAATCTGAATTTTGAACTGATTCAGATTCCGTATGCCTCCGAGCGCGGCGACATGCGCGAAGATACGACCCAGGTCGTATTGCTGGACGAGGCCTGGCACGTTCCGCATTTGCAGCATGAGATCCTTCCACAAGTTCGCAAGGGCGAGCCGGTCCACCGGAAGCGTTCCATCGACCGGGACGAAATTATAGAAGCCTTGAATTGCCGCCGGATCAACGTCGAGGAAGTTCATCGCAGCATCCTGGCCAGCCTCCGCGGCGAGCGTTCCCACAATCCGCATTTTCTTCGGGGCCGACATATACTGCTGAGTGTTTTGCACGAGGCGCTGCGCGTGCTGCGAAAAGCCCGTTGCCGACATGAATTCCGCAAGGGTTTTGAGGCGATTGACGCCGAAGCCGGTTGCCGACCGCACCTCCGTCGCCGTTTTCCTTCCACCACCGCCGAGCACCCCCATGATTTGGTCGTTGATGCCCGTTATGCGCTCCCCGATCCCGAGCATGGTGGTCATGTCCGCAACGTGCCCTCGCGTCATGTCCACGACCGGAACCTGATAGAAGAAGCTCCGAATATCCTGCCCATATGCTTCTGGGCGAAGCCGCCAAATGAATCCCGGTCCCGCTTCTTCAGCGTCCTTCGTGACGATTTTGGAAGGGTCGAGAATGAATTGATTGTTCATTGCAGCACGGACATTAAAGAAGTGCTGATTAATCAACCAATCGAGGGTATTTTGGATCGGATCTAGGATCTCTGGTAATCCGCGATTCCATGTGCCGTAGCCTTCCACCTCCGATTCCAACACCGCATATGGGAAGCGCCCGTGCATCGCACCATGAGGCTGGATGCCGATCAGCGTGGAAAGATCGCCGGTTATAGTGAACATCCACTTTTCCGGAAAATCACTCGTGCCGAGGCCCCATTCCTTCGGAATAACGGAAACGCATCCTTCGTACACCGGCACGAGCGCCGGATGCTTCGACTCGTCCATCGCGGACCAGGACGCGTTTGCTTCCGGGCGCAGGAGTTGCGATCCGGTTTGCTGCGACTCCGCTGTCGCGCTGCCGCCGATGATCCCGGCGAAATCCTTAATCGGCCCCGTTAAGTGTTCGATATTCGTATAATAGCCTTGCGCCTTCCGGCGCACGACCGTCTCCCAAGAGAGCATTTTGCGCACGAACACAAATTCGCCTTGCTGATAGCGCCCGACCTGCACGCGGGGATCAGGCAGAAAATCCCAAGGCGATATATTATTGAGCCGAATGCCTTCGTAGCCCGGCATCTTCGCCTGGATCGTTACCTTCGCGGGAGATCCTGTTGGGTCCATTTGGACCTTTTGGATTGCCGAAAACTGAAGCTGTTCAGTTTCCCAATACTCCTCCACAATGCCGACCCCATATTTCAGCGCATCGTAGAACCAAATGTAATACGGGCCAAGCATTTCTCCAGTTTCGACTTGGTATGAGATGCAAGCTTCGAGCATTTGCACCTGCTGTTCCGTTTCGCCATGACGCCCCACGAATTGATGAACGGGCGACCGAGCGAAGAAAACGCTCGTGAGATAGGTGTGAGCGCTCATGAGCATCGCAAAGGATACGGAAGCATAATCGTCGTGTAAGCGGGAACGCCTGCATCCTCTCGTTTGACACGGCGCATAGCATCGACGTCGCTTTCGTGGACGTAGGCGAGGACCGCGTTTTCCGCCTTCTCCCACGATTTCCGCTTCGTCTGCTGGACGGTATTTGCATATTTCAATCGCTCCTGGATCATCTTGACCAGCTTGCGATGAAGCTCACTTTCCTTCGGAACTTCTTTCGTGAGGGAGGGCATTGCGGGAGCCTTTCTGCCTCAAGGGCAAGCTGAATGAGCGATTGGGAACTTATCCATTGGGAACACTTCCTCATAATCGCTCGCGCCCAATTCGAGATACGGATTAGTCAATTCCGAAACCCCAATGGCGACCGTTTCGAGCAAATCATCATGGCCTCGATAGCCCGGACCATAGCTTTGAAACTGAATGATAAACTCCGTGTGCTCCTTACGGCACCACAAGTGTCCTTGCGAGGAAGGTCCAGATAGCGAAGTAACAATACGAATAAACTTTGGCCGCCGGTCGTTTTTGGTATCCTTCGTAGCGAAATAAATTCCTCGTCGCCCCATTTCCTTTTCGAGGAGCCATTTGAGCACTTTCTGATAGGCGACGGTTTCGACTACCACCCGCATGATGCGGTACTTCAAGCCAAGTTCGAACATCGTGGCCACTGTCCAATTCGGATCATGGCCACGCGAGAGCTTATAATCAAGCAGATAGTATTCCCCTTTCGAGCGCCCGATGACGGAGATCGCTTCAAAGTCCTTCCGCTTCTGCGACTTCGCGGATGCCTTCTCGCTCGCGGGAGGAACTGGATCAATAACCAACACACACTGCATTCCGGGCGGAAGATCGGCATCCTCGTAGAAGCGCACCCAATTCGGGCGGAACGAAAGTGACTCTGCCGCAACCAGCATACATTCCATTTCGCGGGCGAAAATCGAATAGCGGTTATCGACGAGCGAGGAAAGCTTCCGTTCCTGAAGCACTTTCGTGGGGAACATTTCCTCCCAAGAGGAACGCTGTTCCTCGGTGGGCAATCCTTCCGTTTCCTTCGTCCAGCACCCGAAGGACTCCGTATGCCACTCCGAACTTTCACTCGCCTTCGCGCACACATCGAAAGGATTGAGGGGCGTGTTCAGCATGGCCAGCTTCGAATTCTTTTCTTCCTGCGAGAGCGAATTTGCCAATGCTCCCATAATGAGGTCATTGACCTTCAAGCATTGCTCTTGCGTTTGGGCGTTCTCGTCCGTAAGTGCATCGTCGACAATAATGAGATCCGGCCTATAATCATCGAAGTTAATTCCGCGGATATTCCCCGTAATGCCAACACCCAGAACCCAGATCGGGTGTTCGTCAATGCCGTGGAAGATTTCAATCTCATGTTCCTGCCACTTTTTGCCAGGCCGAAGGCCGAAGGTCGCGGCGAAGGGTGTTGCGTGGAGGTTTCCATCTGCTCCTAGCCTCGGTTCGATTTGCGCGCGAAGCCATTGCACAGAGCGGACCGCGTGGCTTTCCGAAGCGCCCACATAGAGAATAGTGCGCGAAACGCCATACGCAATCCGCTTCGCAGTGAAAATACGCAATCGCGTCGTCTTTGCGCCCCCGCGAAAGACCTTAATGTTCAGCAATCGGTATTTCGGGTTTTCGAGCGCCTTCCAGATTTCCTTAGAGAACGGGGCACTCTTTTGCCGCGCCGCCTTTGGAAAGAAGGTGTGGGCGAACAAATCGCTGTCGATGGCGCACAGGCGGATCAACTCCGCCGGCGATACCTTTGCGGCTTCGACGCCGTCAGCCATCACTCACACCTCAATACGTTCTGCCCATCATACGAGCAGATGCAGCACGGCACTCTCGCTAAGGGTGGACGATAAAACCGAAATCGTGCCATCCAAGCAAGAAGAACAGGATCAGGATGATGACATCGCTCGCGGGGGCGAACCACGGGGGCGCTTGCTCCCAACGCCGTCCGAACACTGCGATAATCCACAAGAGCATGATAACCCAGAAGATTAAGCCTATTGGCATTTTACATCCTCCATTGGAACACACCGATCTTTGTGCAGTCCCACTCCGGCGAACAGATTTCCCGGACCTGTGGAAGGGCTTTCGGAATTTCTGGGAATGGGACCGCTGGATCAAAGCTTTTGCACATTACGAGCAATGCCATACGCCCCGGCTTCATCGCGAGGCGGACGACCGGCTCATAGAGCTTCCGTAATTGCCACCACGCATCAGAGGTGAATGTTACTTTTATTTCGCATATCACGAGGAGATTGTGCATAAGCAGCAATGCGTCCGGCTGGCACCATCGGATGCTGTCGAGGGAAGTCTCGTATCGAAACCAAGGCGAAACTTGGAGGGTGTCGGAAAATTCCTTCCGCAGAAAGGCAAGAGCCTTTCGCTCATAGCGAATGCCCGCCCGCTGAGCGGTGGTCCCGCGCAAGCGAGAGGGAGTGGTCCCGAAAGGCCCGTTTGCGACCGGCCAAGCGGAACGCACTCCCTCTGCTCCTCGAAACCAAGACGGCGGGGCACAGAAGGAGCGCAAAACGCCTTTGTTCGGGGCGAGGCTTTCGGCCAATCCGAATGGCATTACGCAACGTCCTCTATGCTGTCGCCGCCGTCCTTCCGGTCGCGGGGAGTGTCCGGCTCCACGCTTCCTTCCTCGACCACCACATCGAGGGGTTTCGAAAGAGAGACCTCTGGAATACTCGGCGCTGCGCTCAAGGGGCGCTGTTCAAGTACGCGCTCGCGCTGATCCTCGACCGTTCGCAAATCGCGGCGAGCTTCTGCGAGTTGCTCCTTCGTGATTTGAAGCGAGGGGGAATTGTTCACCTGCACATTAACATGAGCGCCCGGCTTCACACCATATCCGAGGCGTTCCAGCGTTTTGTCCGTGAACTCCGCTAGCTCCCGAAATGGTATCCTGTCGCGCTTTTTCTCGAGCGTTTCAAGCACAATATCGAGGGCGCGATTGGCCGCACTTGCGGCCTTGTGCTGAAGGCTCGCGTCGAGCTGCGCGTTGAACATTAGGCGTCGCTCTTCGTAGAAAGCCTTGAACATGTCGGAGTTGGTGATAATGCTCAAGTAGCTTTCCGTATACTTCAAGCGCCCCGCCCTTTGCTTCAAGGTGTCCAATGGAAAGGCCAGCATGTCGTCGATGATAGCCTCGTGCCACCACTTCATCGGCTTGCGCTTCTTTAGGTCGGCGAAGTCGCTATAGCTAGGAAGGGACATTGGAAGCTGCCTTCTCCGGTTTCTCTTTTTTCTGTTGCTTGAGGGCGTCCAGCTCAAGCTTCATCACCTGGAGCTGGCGCATCAGCATCTCGCGCTCGGCGCGCAGAATGACAATCGTGGCCTCCTTTTCGCCAAGAGCGGCAGAAAAGTATGGGATGACATCGACTTTGGTTTCTGTTTGCGGATTGTCCGATGGCATCATTGCACCTCAATTTCGCCTGATATGACCATACCAGCTCCATCGCCGCCTGGATAGCCGCTGGTCGGTCCTACGACTGACACACTATTAGAGCCACCCGTCGTAATGCCGACGACCAGTCCGCCGGTGGAGGAGCTTCTTCCATTTAGTATCCAAGAGCCTTGTGATAGAAGACCGGCTGGCAGCGTTGCCATCAATACGCCAGCCCCGGTTCCATTCGTCGTGATGACGAGGGTCATACTCACTGTCAGTTTTTTACCAACCAATTTCCATCGTCCGGTACTTGCTCCCGGTGTCGTGATGGACCCAGAGGAAGCTGAGATGGATGGTGTGTATGCAGCGAATGCGGTCGTCGCGGGGCTATTGACGTTTCCGGCAGCGTCAACCCAAAACAAAAGAGTTGCGGTGGGATCAAAATAGCAAAATGGCAATTGCGGATTTGCGGTACACGGCCCAACTCTAACTCCAGCATCTTTTGCCGATTGCACGAACACACCAATTGCAGCGGCATTCAAAGCGGTGCTGCTAACAACAGCAACGCCACTTCTGGCGTGTTGATTATCGTTATTCTCTGCTGTGGCTCTAATAATATCAACGTAGCTGTTTCCTCCAACAGTAGAAACATCATAGCGAGACAAACCCCATATGCCAGCACCGTAAGGAGTGGTAAGTGTGCCACTGAGGATATTGGCGATAACGCCAAGAACTCCACCTGTATCGTGCCCATCTTGCTTTGAAAGAGCGCCCCCATAAATGGCAATACCAGAGCCACCCGCTGGCGCACCAGCCTCTAAAATTGTTTGCACTCTCAGTGTGGTATCGGGAATGGCCGCTGCCCAAGTTGTCTTAAGCGACATCTGTGCACCGGCGACGACACCAGGCCCGAAAGACGGAACTTGAACGGTCTGCGTCGGATCGGTCATGTCCGAATGAAGAGTCGGAGATGTGATATTACCTGTGCCATCAATGTCGAGAACTAATTTGCCAGCACCCGCTCCCGTTAGCTTATAGAAGCGAAAGGCGTCCGAAAAAGCGACATTCGTGTTCCAAAAATCCGTTTCGCCAAATCCGTTGCTGAAGTTCCCTCCTAATGCAAAACCTGGCTTCGCTAGTGTTCCGTCCGCGGGAGGTGGAAACACCCCTGCCATATTGTAGTTGTTGCCGAATAGGCCGCCCACAGACAAGGCCCCGGTACTCGCGACTGTTGTAAATACAGCGGAGTTCGGCGCGACGTTACCGATTGGCGGCGGCGAGGCAAGGTCTATTGGAGGACTTCCCACCCCTACTCCCACGAGCACGTCACGAATTGCGTTCTTAGTTGGGACTTCCATATTCCCATCCCACGCAACAGGATTATAAGGGGCATCTGGAACTCTAAGTGCCCCACCCGCAAGTGTGAGTTCCCCTGCCGAATGCGTGAGAGTCATTGCGCCATTATTGAAGTCCAGCTTCGCACCATTCGAAAGGAATAGATTACTCCAAGCGTCCCCAGCTATGCCGAGCGAAGCGGAGGCATCCGCGATTGGACGAATGTCGGAGTTGATTTGCGGCGAGGTAGAGAGTACGACGTTTCCGCTTCCCGTAACGGCTGCTTTGTTTGTATCGTTACCGGAGGAGTCAAAGAATGGAATGAAGTCCCCCGCGAGAGGAGTATCTGCGGTGAGGCCGTTAATGTCGAGCGAAAGCACGCGGGGCGCGGTTAGGTCGCCGCCGCCGATTAAGCCAATTCCTGCGGTGATGGTTACAAGCGAATGATCAATGTGTTTGTTCGGAACCCAATGCAAGAGGGCGTCATGATCGAGCATTGAATTCAGCGTGGCTAATCCGGCCTGCCGGGTGCCGCCAAAGCCCGCGCTGTAGAAGGCAAAACTGTCTGCGGCGGTGGGACCACCGGCTAAGAGGCTATTTATGTCAAGGGTGAGGTTTCGTGAGGCGGTAATGTCACCACCCCCCGCCAATCCGCTTCCAGCCGAAATGAGCACTGTGGAGTGGTCGATGTGCTTGTTCGGAACGAAATTAAGCAAAGCGTTGTGGTCAATTCCGGGAGCATGAACGATAAAGTTCGCGTTATCGCCATGCGTTGCGTCGTTATCGGTGATGGTTATAGTGAGGGAATTATCGCCGGAGCGGAGCTTGAATTGATCGAGGCCTTGTGCGGTGGAGATGGTTGTCCCATCGCTGAAGCGCATATAGGCGTCTGCGAGAGCTGCCGATACGATGCTCGTCCAAGTGGCGTCGTCTCGGAGGAGACGGTTTAATCCACTCACTGGCCCCGGATCGGGAACAAGTCCGATTTGATGAAGCGGACCTGCGGGGCCAAATGTCTTAAGATCGGATCTCGTTAGGCCCGGGGCATACCAAGTTATTCCATCGCAATAGAAAACGTGCCCGTCCTTGGGCACGAGGGTTGCGATTAAATCGCCATGCGCGTCTTTGACGTATAAGTCGAAGGCCGTTCCGACATTCGTAATGATGCAGAAGAGTCCAGCATCGAGGGGCGGAAGGAATACATTCCGGTTCATTCCGTTCGGGTCGATGGTGGTATTGGGGAGGAGTTCGTTAAGCACCACGTCGCTCGTGGCGATTATGCGCCGCGTGCCGAACTTGCCGCTGATGATATTCAAATCGCGGGAGCGGTTGCTTTCGAGATCGGAACGCATGGCCGCGGGCTCCTGGCTGGTGACTGCGAGAATGATAGCAGGTTGGGAGTAATGGGGCCGCTTGGCCCCATTAACCGCCCCTTTTCTACCCAAGAGTGAAAAATTTCGCTAGAGTGTTTTGATGGGAGGCGACGCGCGTGGCGGGGGTGGCCGTATGGCAGTCCGCGCCCAGGCACAAAAAACGGGGGGCCACCGGCCCCCCGCCATTCCGCATAGCTGCCTTGCGAATTACGCAAGGGCATCCACATCGACTTCCGCGCCGCCACGCTTGGCGAATTCGATGGCGTATTCGGCCATGATTTTCGAATTCGCCCGCACTTTGGCGTAATAGCTTTTGTCATCCAGCTTCTCGCGGTAGTGTACCACATCGCCCGCCGCCTTAGCGCCAAGCATGGCCACGAGTACGGATGCGAGCAAGTCCTTATCGTATTTTGGCCCACGCGCCACGCCTTCGCCCGGCTCGCGCCATTGGCCCTTCATGGCTTCCGCCAACCACGCCACGAGTTCCGGCATCGGATCGCGGCCATCGTAGGAGTCGTCATTCGTGATCGTGTTCACGATATTCCCAAGCTTGGTAACGGCCCCCATTGCGGCGAATTGCCGATCCAATTCCGGCGATGCGCCATACTTGTATTCCACGCTGCCGCCAGTCGATAGGTAGGTGTAGCGGACTCCCGCCACATCCGCGCTGCCGGTGGGGACTTTTTCGCCCGCCGCATTGATCCATTCGCGCGTTGCGATGCGCTTTTTGGACTCGGCGTTGTCGGGAGTAGCTGCTGTATCGGACATTTTCATTCTCCATTTAGGGCGCGGGATGCGCCCCACACCGCGAATATGGATCAAGGCGCGGCAGGAGTCAAGCGCGGGGCAAGACTTTTTCGCGCAATTTTATTGCTTTCTTTATCCACAGACTCGCCCCGCCAGGGGCAAGACTCGCGCCACGGGCGCAGAGCGCCCAGGCTCCGAATCCACAGCGGGCGAGTTCTAATCCGAAATCGTAGAGGTCTTGCGCTTCGCGCAACCGGGGCGCTTTGCGCCCGCCGAGCAGCTCCCTAGCGCCTCCCCCGTGCATCTCCTACGCCATTCGGCTTCATGGCCGAATCCCGACCGGCCCTTGGCCAAATCGGCCACCGGCCCCTTAAATGCGCCCGACCTCCACACCACTCCCCTCTCCCAGGTGTGTATATAGACCTCTTATTTTTTTTTTTTTTTTTTTCTAATACATAGAGGGGACGCTTAAAGAGCCAGACCTCCCGCACACCGGCCCCTACATGGCCGGGGGGCAGGGGCCACTATCCCGCCAGAAGCCGCTATGCCTAAGCGATCTAGTCGGGGGGCGCTCAGGAGTCC